CAATAAAGTCAATGTCGTGATCTGCATTTAAATAAGCCCTAAACTCCGTGCTTGGACCACCCCAAGAAAGTTGCAACCTGTAATAACTTCGCTTGTTCCTATGGGTATATTTTTCAACTTTATCAAAACTTAAAGCGGTTTCGTTGGCATAATCAAATAAAGATTCAAAATCGCCTTCATCTTTAAAGTTTTTATAGTCCTCTTCTTGAGATTCCCAAGATGACTGCACCAAGTCTTTGCATTTTAATTGTTTAGTTGATTCCATTTTAACCTCCGTATGTTATTTGCGAATCATTTAATTATAAAATAGCAGTATATTGCTAAACTGTCAAGCATTTATTTTTTATTTTCTGTTGGTATCATTCTGGGTTCTTTCTCTGGAACTATTAACAACCTGCTCCTGGATCAACCAAAAATTAAGAACAATTGTTCGGGTTTAAATCCAGGCAAAAAAAAACCCACACCGAAATGTGGGTTCTTTAATAAATGTTTTGCTGATTAAAAATTACAATTCATAAAATCTTTAATCGGTACAATCTTGGTGTCCTGCTTTGTTAAACTAGGATATGAAGCAAACATTTTATTCATCTCTTTTTTTGCATCACTATATTTTACAAAATACTTGTCAAAATCACCAGCACTCCATAACACATATTTGTAAACTTTCATTTTCTTTTTTCTTTCCATTTTTTCCTCCGTTAAACTCTTTTAATAACAAATGGCATACTGGTTAAGAAGTAATCTACTTGCTCGATTGCCTCTTGTTCGGTCTGTCCATCATTAGGCACATAATAAAACAAAGTACCATCTACACCCTCGATTTCAATTTTAAATTTAAATTCTTCCATTTTTTTTCTCCGTTAAAAGTTTGCGAATCATCTAATTATAGATTAGCAGTATGTTTCTATATTGTCAATCTTTTTTTTCTTTGTGTTACTGAATTTTTTATCCATGATCCAGATGCGATCCAACCAGATAGTTCCCGTGATCCAGATAACAATCACGAACAATTGTTCGGGTTTTATTTGCTGCAAAAAAAAACCCAGATAAACTTCTGGGTTTTTTCTCTGGTGTTTCATTTTGTCTAACTGATTTTGTATACCTCCGATTTTTTAATTTACTTTATCCAACCATAATATTTCATGGGTTCCATAAACAATTTTATGCACTTGTTGTTTATCTTCTGCTTCAATCATTATATCAACCATTTTATTATGTTCTGGCATCTCTGGGTTATCTTTATAAAGTTTTAATTTTACAAAATATATACCTGTTAAGGCTGATAGTTTATCTTTATATTCCATTATTTAATCTCCTCTAATTCTGATTTTTTAAAGCATAATGTATTGTCATTTGTTTCTGCATCTTCATCTTCAATAGTTATCTCTGTTCCGTAATCGTGAATTACAATACCATAGATTTCTTGGTCTATAACTTTTATTCTATCGCCAACTTTAATCATTTTTATTACCCCTTTGCATAATTTGTTGCATCTCGATAATTCTAGCTGGCAAAACAACTGTTGAATTACAATTGGAACAACAACGACCTTTATTAACTGGTTCTGCATTATGTCCATCTGTCCAACCATTTATATGAACATCTATCTTGTTACCACAAATGGAACAATCTTTTTGTTTTTCCATCTGCTTTTTATATTCACCAACCGCTTTGTCAGTAATTTTTTTAACAATTGAATGTAATGATTTCATTTTGTTTCTCCTTTTTAATTTGCGAATCATTAAATATACATTAGCAATATGTTTCTATATTGTCAAATGTTTTTTTATTTTCTTTCCTACAGGAACCTGTGCTTTCGGCAGCAACCCAAAATGGGCCTGAAAGAACAATTGTTCGGGTTTTGCTGCCACAGGTATGCTGCTACAGGTATGCTGCAAGACAGATTATAGAAAATAAGTATAAAAAAACGGGCAGAATAGCCCGTGTGTTTAGAAGCAGAGAGGTGGCTCCCCGATAAAGCCACCCCGATAAATCCCCGATTTACTTCGGATAAATATTATTTTTAATCCTATAGGCAAGTGTTTTGGCAACAGTATCAAGTGTTTGCATTCTCGTTCCTCCGTAACCTTGACCTACTTCTTTTAGAATATAGTCTGAATTATATTTTACGATTTGGTATCCAAACTTGTTAGCAATGATATTTAAATGTTTCATTTTGTTCTCCTTTTTTATTTGCAATCATTAATTAAATAATCATTCATTTCTGTGTAGTAATCATCTACCCACTGCATCATCTCTTTGCGAGTTCCATTACCGCTACTGTAAATTTCTCTTTCATTTGGTGTTAATACTTTCCAACTTGGATACGGCGAATCTTCATGCCTAGTATCTTCAATAATAAAATCTCTGTAGTGCCATTTAACTCCAAGACCAAATTTACATGTTTCTTTTTTTAATTTAAACTTTGTCATTTTGTTTTCCTTTCTTGGTTGCGAATCATCTTAATTATAAGATAGCAGTATACTGCAACAATGTCAAGTATTTTTTTTCTCCTGGACAAACTTACCTGGGCGAACAATTGTTCGGGTTGACTGTTCCAGGTTAGTACAGGAAAAGGTACTCCCTGGTTGCAGCTTATCATGCTGCGTCAGTCAGGGAACAATTGTTCGTCCAGGTAACAGCAGCATTTGTTGGGATCATCCCGATCCGAAGAAGGTAACTCCCCGAACCCGACATTAAACCCTGACGCATTTCCCGATAGATACTATATATTGTCCCCGAGCGTGCTGCTGGATCTATAACCCGAACAATTATTCGCATACAGGACCCCGATCCAGGAGAACCTGACCTGTAACTTTAAATAAAAAACCCCGAACATCAGGATCATGCGTGGGTAAAACCCGAACAATTCTTCGGGTAGTACCCCGAGCAGCACCAGGCATGATATACGAAACCCGAACAAATTTAAAACCCTGACCCCGAGCCCAGCAGGTTTTTCGTATATATTGTGGTTTATTTCTTATCTTCTACTATATTTTGTGGTTTGGTCTTTTTAGGCGTGATATTCTTCATTCGATTGTTTGCCATTCTACTAAATTCCTTAAGTTTTTCAAGGATTTCATCTCTGGACATAACGCTCACATCTTCGTGCATAACGTGTGATTTATTCACAAGTAGTCCAGTCGCCTTTAAACGCAACTCCTCCGCTCGAATAGCATCATTGTATTTGCCGTTATCCCAGGCCTCATTACGCAACTTCAGCAAATCCCTGACAGACTTATCAATTGTAACACCATACTTGCTACGGGCTTCTAATCGCATTTCTTCCAATCGCTCTTGCACAATTGGATTTCGCAACAACCGAACAGCAGATACGGAGGCATTTTTATATCCCGCTTCTCTTGCGGAAGCAGTTTGTGTTAAATCTTTATGAAAATAAAAATCCAAAAACTTTTGTTGTTGTGGTGTTAGTTTTCTTATTCCTGCTAACCTTTGTTCTCTTGTTAAATCTTCGCCTGCTTTTGTCATAACATTTCCTTATATATATGTTAGGTATCATGTCCTAACATATATATATATATATATGATACCTATGATACCTATGATACTTTCAATAAAAACAATGACTTACGTCAACTATCAATAATTTACTTTAACTTGATACCTCTGATACTTTTTCCATAACCTATTGATATTAAACGATAAAAAAATATCATAAAAAAAAGTATCACTGATACTTTTATAGTGATACTTTTTCTAAATGTAAACCCGAACAATTTATCGGGTTTTACGGAGGGATTTTTTACGTTTAATTTCATCAAATATTCCAAGCAATCCAAAAACCATTGTTAAGATTCCAACAATAATCATTGGATAAAATACCAACTTTGCCTCCATTGGCATGGCTAATGGTTTTAAATAATACCCAAGCCATGCCAACAGACCTCCAATAATTGTTAAAAGCATTTGTATTTTCATCATTTTAACTCTCCATACATTATATCTACTAAATTAAAAATTAACAAACAAAGTTTAGATATAAAATCTATTGTCTTGTTTCCTATCTCGATAACAGTCATCACAAACATTAAAATGTTCGGGTGGTTCATCAACGTGATATATTTTACCACAATCAACACATTCATAAATGTGCAGTACATTAAATATGATTTTTTTGTTGTATTTAGAAAATCTATATCCGAGTAATTTTGCTAACTTTACTTTTGCAATCTCTTGAATTGTATTCATTTTTTTCTCTCCCGTTTTTCTATATTATCTTCTTGGTTTTTTAAATTATGCCATAATTGAACGACACAATTATCTCCGTTTTTTGGTTTAACAGTATCTAAATAATGCTCTACTGCTACAACGACTGCATCTTGATGTTCTTGTTTAATAATCCAATCGTGAATAACTTTATTCTCTTCTTGAATATCAATACGATAATCTTTACTCATCTGCTAACTCCTTAACTAATCTTTTCCAAATTACATCTGTCTTATCTTGTATCTCAACAACATCCGTGTAAATACGATCTATTTTAGATTTATAATAATCAACATGATAATCGTCATCAAAAGCAGAATCATTTAAATCTCCTTTAATAAAATTTATATTAGATTTTAACATACCAATAAGTATTTTAAGTTTATCTAATTTATAAAGAGAGTCTTGAATTGCTTTAATTGCATCATATTTATTTCTGCTCATTCTATTTCCTCCGTTTTTTAATATTTAATTTCAAAAACACTTCTAATGTTTTCTTCATCAATATTATGTAATTCCATAATTTTTTCTTGTGCATTGTTTTTATCTTTTGCACGAATATTCACAGAATATAATTCTTTTTGTTTACTAAAATTTACTTCAAAATTTTTCATTGTTTTTTCCTTAACTATATCTCGCATTAATAATAAATAATGTGTTTTGCAATAACCCCTGCCATCATCAGTAACAATGGCAGGGTCTTTACATTCAAAACAAGTATCACTCATGCTCTAGCACCATCTAAAACGGGTCTAGCAACACGATTATATGTTTTAGCATTTTTGACATAACTCATTAATGCTTTTTCCATAATACGTTCTGCGGTATCGGTCCAAACAATCGCATTTTGTTTCGCCCATACCCAAGCATAAATTTCTGCTTGAATAAGATTACCATTTTGTTGTTGACCAATTAAATGTCCAATCTCATGTAAAGCGGAAACATAATACCCAGTGTTTTTTGTGGGTCTAATTTGAATAGCATTTTTTCTTCTATTCGCCCAATATTGTGGTGTGGCATTTTTAAGACTATCAAAAGATACTGTAATCTTATGTTTTGCACACAACTCTTGAACGTGTAGTGCCATGTCAATTCTTTTAACTAATACTTTACTTTCCATTGTTACCTCCGTTGATATGGATAAGTTTATTGTTTACAAATTTAAGACTATCTTGAAATGAATTGTTTTGTTCCAACTCATCTTTTTCTGCAATATAATCGCATGTTGTTTGATAGGCAAAAGACAGATAATCGGTATCAAGACCAAAATCATTAAACCCCTGCAAAATTGTGTCATAATAACACACAGATGGATAATCATAAGAACCTTTAACCATTTTATATGTCATGGCAAAAATACCCGTACCTGCTAATTCAATTTGTGTTTTAGTATACAAATTAGGAAAACCCTCATAGCGGTCTAAAGACTTTTCACAATGCGGTGTAATCGACCATAAACCAAATTGTGCTTGACTACCTTTTGATTTAATAATGTCTGCTACATTACGAAATACTAATTGATAACCATTAAGAGTAATCGTACCAATAGGAATTGCTCTAGGGCAACGAGATGCCATTTGTTGTTTATTTAAGTTTGACCCGTAAGCCAAATAAAGTTTTCTGTTTGTGTTGTCTAACATATATAACCTCCGTAAAAAAAATTAAACTAACGAATCAATATATAACAATTTATGGGATATTATGCAAATAAAAAATAGCAATATATTTCTATAATCCATAACCCATTGTTTTTGTTAAACTTTCCCAATAATAAATATTATTATTTGACATTTACCCATAAAAACTCATATAAATAAGTTAAATGATTCGCAATAAAAACGGAGATATTGAAATAAATGCGAACTGAATTTTACAGAAAAAGAAACGATTTAAACTACTGCCTAGAATGCGAACATGTGTTCGAGATAACATTAGGCGGTGGTTTAGTCGATTATTGTCCAAATTGTAAAACAGAAAATTTGGATAATATTATGCTTTTAAGAAGAAATTCAGAAAAATATAAAAACTATTGGAGGGAAAATAATGGAAACAACGGACAAACCGATATTAGCAAATGAATTTATATCAGCATTGTCAGTCCCGAACAAAGGGGTATTCGGATATAAGGGTTCCGATATTGCAAAAGAAACTGCTAGATTACAATTACATACTATTACGGATTCACAAAAATTTATTTTAAATGATGACTTGGTTAAACAAGCAACAGAATTTAGCATGACAATAAATTTAAAAAACTTTTACGAAATGTATGAAAAAGCAATCCCGCCATTTAATAATATGTGGATTGAATGGGATGATTATGAGAGAGCAAAATTTATAAGAGAGTTTAAAACTTCAGAAGAAGATAGATCAAAAATAGAGGCAATAGACGATAAACCCGTAGGTTTTCGTATGGGGTATCACATAGAAAAATTATTTGAGGGAACAGAAAAAGAGGGGTATTTATGCACTCCGACAATGAAATATGAGATAGACTATGAAAAAGAATTAGCAAAATTATCTACAAAAACAAATGCAAAATTTTATCAACCCTATTGTGGTTTTATGCTTTACAGAGATCAATGGACATTAAAAAAACAATTAGTGGCAAATAAAGATATTCCTGCTGATGATAGAATTTATAAAGCAAAAGATTTAAAAGATGGTTTTTTAAGGAATAGTATGGTTTTGCTTGGTACAGAGTGGTCTTTAGATTCATTATTTGATGATTATACAGGCCAAAAAAGAATGTCTTTTTTATCGTCATACGATAAACAAAATGATGATCTCTGGATGCCTATGATGAAAAAATTAGTTACAGATACAAAAAATAGAAAATGGAAAAAATATTTTATAAACAAATTATCAAATAGATTTCAAATTGCACAATCTGCTTTATTCAACTGCACATTATCAGATGAGGAATTTAAACGAGGATATGAGCAATCAAATGAGGAGATGATAAATCGTTCATTAATAAGCATGAGCGGTGATGCTAGATTTTTAGTAACAATAATATCCATGTTGAATTATGATTTTATTGTTAAAACACCAACAAAACCAACACAAAAAATTTCACATCTTCGATATGGAAGAAACACACCAAAAAATGAATACAAAATTGTTACGATAGAATTGCCAAAACCAAAGGGTCATAAAATTACCAAAAATGATTTTACGGGTCATGGCACTCCAAAAAAAGAACACATGCGAAGAGGGCATTGGAGATGGCAAAATAATAAACGTACATGGGTCAATCCATGTAAAGTAGGTAACAAAAAACATGGAACGATTATACATGATTATAAACTAAAAGGTGTTTAAGAAGTAAATTTTAAGGGTACAATCATACCAAAGCATATTGACTCATGTACTCTATGACGTTTAAAATGCGTTTTTTATGAGCAAAAACAGATTGATTTTGTTGTAATCAATTTAATCTTCCCCAAATAATCTGTTTTTGCTCACCAGGTTTTCTAAAACAAAATGTTCGGATTTTATTGTAAGGTGCTAATGTTCCTAATGGAATGTTATATTTTGACAAATCAATTTGTTTTGCTGCAGCGGAACAGTTGTTCGGGTTTGTAAAAAAATATTCTGCTTTGCGTTCCAACCCAACCATTACAACTAAAACATAAATATCCATTAATTTTTTTTATGATGCCAACACTGCCAAGATAAACCGCCATCATTACTATACCAAGCATGATTGCTTTCACATTCCGAACAAATCTTTTCTAGCACCACTCTCTTTTGTGCCTCTCGTTTTTCCTGTGCTTTTGGTTTAAAAATATATAATTCTTTATTTGAAATAAATGATTTAGATTTCATTTTAATTGTTTTTTCCTCTTTTTCTTTTTAACAAACTCACCGCCCAATGCACCATACCCGATAATATCCACCCAAGTATCTTCTTTTTTCATTGTATTGGCAAGACGGGCTAACTTTACTCCGATCATACAGGCGACCACTTGTTCGGGTTTTATATCATATCCCAGAATAACTGACCAGATATTAGCAATTCTCTGGTGATTTTCTCTGGCATCTCCATAATCTTTCGCCCGATTACCTGTAATTAAATTGTTCGCCTTTTTTAATAATTCTGTTCGATACTTTTTCATTCTACATTATCCCTCGCTGTTGTTGCCTCATACTGACCTCTGGACATAGCACCCGATAAAGTTCCGAGCCATTTACGACCACCAGTAATAGTAAAAGAATATTTTGCAATTTTGTTTTCTGAAATTAATGTTTGTATTAAACGATCAATAGAGGAAGTGCTTAAAGTTCGTAAACTTTGTGGTGCATCATTATCATCTAATCTTGCAGAAACAGAATCTGCACCACCCCGTTGACATAAAGCCCGACCATTTTCTTCACAGGATTCAATCCATGAAAATAAAGCATTAAGACGTACATTCCTGTCTGAACCTAATTCAAAATCATTGATAATATCTGTTCTATCCACCAATAAACCTGTATCCAAATCCCGAACAAATTTTCGTATTTCACGATTTGCTGGCCCATTAGATTTTACAACTGCTCCATCATAACAACGATTACGCTGATATTCTTCGTTTAAATCAAAGCATCTTTGCTTTGCCGATTTTTCATCTATTTGCCACAACGCAAACGCACAACGCACCCCATCAACCAATGCAGAAGTTCCTCGTATCATATTCCGTGCTTGTTCAGGCTTTGATATAGTGCCATCCTCTCGTAATTTAGACATGTGATGACACATTAAGACTGTTGCGTTTGTTTCTGTGGCTAATCGAGATAATAACCCCGTTAATGAAGCACCCGCAGCAGGGTCCGAGTTTACATCAGCATGAACAAATGATGCTAACGGGTCAAACACAATTAATTTTAAATTTTTAAGTTGAATAACCTGTTGATATATTTTTTTAAATTCATCTGTTTCTATATATGTACCCATATCTTCTTTTAAAATAGGAAACACGCCTCCTAAATTAGGAAGGGGAACAATATGTAATTTGTTCGGGTATTGAAAACGTAAATTATCAGGATCAAGTTTTTCAATCCTTCTGTGCATTTCTGACTCATCATCCTCTGCTGTAAAGATTACAACATCTCCAAATTCTTTTATAGAACCCCCGAACGATTGTGTTAAACCCCGACCTGACGCTACTTTCATACCCAAATCCAATGTCATCATACCTTTTCCCGAGTCTCCAGCAGCAGCGAATATTACAGGAACCCCGATAGGTAATGTCCCATCAACTAGAAATTTTTGTATTGGTGCATTTCCTGAAAACCGAGATACTAATAAACTATCATCCAGTAAATTAATACTTCTATGAACATTCGTTCGGTTATTTTTAATAAAACTATGAATATCAAAACCCTCCTGAACGGCATCTGCAACATCCCATTTAGGAGGTTTATCAACAGGAGGCATTAACATAGTTACAGAATTAGCGTCAGACTCCATAACTAATTCCCGAACAAGTTCCGCCAGGCGTATACCTGCAGCATCATTATCTGGCCAAACCAGAACATTTTTACCCCGAAGTGGCGTAAAATCAAATTTATCACTATTGTTTCTTGTTAAAGAACCTGCTCCACCCAGCGTACAAGTACCAACAAAGCCTAAATCGTTAAGTGTTTCTGCACATTTTTCTCCCTCGACCCAGATAACTTCCGAAGCATCTAAAATGTTCGGGATATTATACAAAGGTCGTATTTCTGGTGCTTTTGGATAATTTACATCAGGTATAAAAGGCCTAAATTCTTTTTTACCATTTACATCATAACGCCTAACTGTGCATAAAATCTCATTGTTTCGACCTTTATATATCCATTCTCCTGTGTGTTCAGAAGTGATATTAACTTTAGGTTTTGTAACAACAGGCATATTTACTGCAACATTTTGTTTTACAGGAACAGGTTGATTTAAATAAGACCCGAACATTTTTTGTATTTCTGGCAGCCGTAAACTTCTGGCTTCCATTAATATCTTAACGATGCCACCAACGCCAACACCGCCATTAAAATCCTGACCTCGCATGAAGTTATTTGATTGTGGATTAATGTCGATACGAAGCGAGTCTCCCTCCTCACCCCGAAGAGAACCGATATAAAATACATCACCTTTTACTTTCCCGTTAGGAAACGTATCTTTAAGTGTATTAATCTGCACATGTGAAGGAACATTTTTACTTATTTGTTCAACTAAATCATGTGCACTACCATATTTAGTATTGTCAAACTTTGAAAACCGCATTATATTGTATTTTAACCTCCATTATGGTTATGTTTCCCGTTAAAAGGGTTGGTTATCATTCATCCAACCCTTTTATCTCCCAACAGGTTTTTCTAAACTCACAGTATCTGCAAGTATGAAAATCTGAATTTACAGCAACTCTTGGTAACATATCATTAGCATTTGTTGCCTTAATAATATTTGCTCCCTTATCACTTATAGACTGTGCTAAACCTCTATCAAACGGAACAAACTCAAAATATAAATCACTTGTATCTTTATTGTAAACTGTAAAAAGTGCAGGATTGTCTGTTAAGTCCATATATGCTTGATATATCGCTAGTTGAGCGGCATATATGGGTTGCGTTAATGCTACACCTTTTCTAATAAATTCATTAAATTTTTTATTATTTGCTGATTTATTTTCCCACAGAAAAGGATATTTAATGTCAACAGGACCATCACAAATAACACCATCTATATGTCCTTGTATTTGTCCATCTGCCACAGAAAATCCAAATTGTTCGCCATTTTTATCATGTGTTTTTATATCAAACCCCGCTTTACGAAAATAATTTGCAACAATATCTTCAATAATATGACCCATTTCAAAAATACGAAGTGTTCTGGCAGAAAACTCTTTATCTGCATCGGATTTTGTCTGCATGTAACGATATTGCACTTGCCGAGTGCACAGACTTCCGAGCGAGGAACCCCCGATATAAGAACGCTTTTTTTGTTTATCTTGCTCATCACAAATTGCTTTATCAATGTAAAACAAGATTTCTTTTATTTCATCAAAATGGTATCTCGTCATCGAGTTCGTTAATGTTGGAGAGCGTCTGCTGAAATTCAAGTTTTCCTTCTTCTGTATACTCATCTTCAAAACTTTCTATAGATTTAATTGTTGCTACAATTCCTAATACTTGTAATTCTGTTAATTCATTTAATTTTTTGTTCCATCCTATTTTTTCAAAACATTCTGCGACTTTTTTTAATGTTGTGTTAAAGTTTCTGGTATGACTATGTTGCATGAATTACCTCTTCCGTTGTTACTAAAAGAAAATTGATATGTAATATTGTCTGGAAAAATAAGTGTAACAATACCTGTATAAGGTTTTGTTTTATATTCCTCCGTAATGGCATCTACAAAAATTTCCATTTCTTCGATTAATTTAGATTCTTGAACGCTTGTTCCTGTTGTTAAAAACCCTTTTGTTTTTTTTAAAACTTGACTGTTATTAAAAACAACAACATTAATTTCTACTCGATCAATCATTTTTTATTCCATTTAAAAATTAAATAAATCATTTTGTTCAATTGCTGCTTCTATTCTTTTACAAGCAATATCATAATACTCTTTTTCTTTTTCAATACCAATAAACTGAAAATTCTCTTGTTTTGTGGCGATTCCCGTTGATCCACTACCCATAAATGGGTCTAAAACTACACCACCTTTTGGTGTAACTAATCGACAAAGATATCGCATTAATTTAATAGGTTTTACTGTGGGATGTGTGTTTTTTATTGTACTATTATTTCTCTCACTCTTTGATACTTTAGGACAATAAAAATATCTTGATGCAGAACCCTCATCTCCATACGCAGGCATCAATCCACTATCTTTATTGTTGTGTTTATTCCAACCAGAGTTTTGACCGAACTCTGAACCAGCCTTTCTTTCTTTGGATATTTTAGTGCTTGTAGTTTTTGGAAATATATCTTGCACTATATCACTACCATCGTGCATCACATTTGCTGGATATCTACCTTTGGGGTCTGCATCTGCAAATTTTGCTCCGTCTGCTTTCATACCAGAGTTTTCATCTGTCCAAACACCATTCTCATTTCGAGATTTACGATTTGTGATTTTTCTCTCACTACCAGTATCATCACCTTGTATCCTACAACCATCAATATTGATACCACCAGTTCCATACTTCAACACGTTGTCTATATTTGTACCCTCAAGTGGTTTCCTCGCCATCACAATGGGTTCATGTGCAGGCTTGAGTGCAGTTCCCCAACCCTCGTATTCAGAGTTACCTTTTGTTACTGTTTCAGTTCCATATCCAAATACTGATTTATTATTTTTATTTGCTGGGTCAGCAGTATATCCTACACCTTTTGCAATCGCATCTTCAACATCGCCTCTCACTATTGTTCCAACAACTTCTCTATCATTACCTTGTTTCTTATCAACACCTTTTCCTATATTCAAACTCTTTGGAAACCCAGATCCATATATCCACATAATCTGATCTCTAATTTCAAACCCAGCATCTTCGATTGCAACTGCCATTCTATGATAATTACGAGATGCAGAAAATGCTAACAAATAACCACCAGGTTTAAGTAAGTCGTATGCAAGTTTCCAAGTATCTGACCTAAACGCAACATCTCCACCATCCCATTCTTTACCCATAAATCCTACGGATTGCCTTTGAAAAGCACCATCTTTGTCTTTTGCAGGAGCCGCATTTTTGCTTCCAAATCGTTTTACAATAGATGTTAAGTGATACGGAGGGTCCGTAACGATAGAATCAATTTGAACTCCATCATCAATAAGTTTTTGCATTTCTTCAATACAATCACCTAATATTTTATTTTGATTTACCATAAATACCTCAAAGCCTAGCAGATGCGGAAGTAGGAAAACAATGAAACGCTAACCGCACCTGCTAGTAAACGGACAGATAAAAACGGAGGGTTTTATCTATCCAACTGTTTACTATTTAGCCCAAGAGGGAATATTCCCATTACTTGGTGCTGAAGTATTTCGTGGTTGTTGGATATCTAAATTTGTTTTAGATTGTGCTACAGAACCCATAGATGGTATATATAAAGTATCATCAGGAGTAAGTGGTACAATCATTCTATTTTTATCAGAATAACCTTCAGTGCCTTTTTCAATCCCAACTAAAAAGCAAAACTCTTTTTCAATTAAAGATTCAACGGGTATAGCAGATTCTCGCTTTGCAATTGCCTCTGCTGATACATCATTTGCTTTTAAACCATAAATACTATCCACCATTTTTCTAAGTGTTCGTATACCAATCTCTCTTGATTTTGATACCCCTGTTTCGGGATTCATAGTGGGTCCATCAACAAACAAATTATACCATATTTTTCTTTGGTCATATTGACCACCATGAATATAAAATTCAAA